GTAGCAGTTTAGTTCAGAATCCCTCTAAAAAGAAGAAAGGGGCAAACAGAAAAATGAAAATCACATTCAATGATGGTCAGGAACTGCAGATCCAGCAGGTCGCTGAACAGACGGATGGTGCACTTCTGATCAAGACGATTTCGGCGGAAGAAGAACAGCTGAAAACATTGTTCTCTGATGCAGTGGCAACCAAGAGAATGTCCGTAAGTGAACGGGATGCAGATACTGTCACATATGAAAACTACACGAAGCTTGATGCAATCGTGAAGTACACAGCCGGTATTCTTGGTGTAATGATGTACCAGGAAGGAGAAGATCCGGACAGCCGGATAGCAGCTCTGGAGGCACGACTTAAAGAGGCGGAAGAGAAAAATGCGGACTTGCAGACAAGAGTTGGAAAAGCAGAAGAGGAAAATGAAATGCTCAAAGGATGCATTTTGGAAATGTCTGAGACAGTATATCAGTAAAACGATAATCTTATTAACTATTTTATTCATATTATTACAAATTTCAGGAGGAAAAGAAATGATGGCAATGTTATGGGCACAGCAGATTATGTTAGGAAAGAAAACTTATTCACAGGTACCGAGACTTTTAAAGGACAAGGTAAAAGAGGTCCTGATTGATTCCGGAGCAGAAGATCTGGTAACAGAAGACAAGCAGTAGAGGTGAAGCGTAGATGGCAGTAAAAACAGCTCAATATATATTTAATGGTCAGGCATACAATCTGACCTATAATTCGACCTCCGGGAAATGGGAAGCTACGGTTACAGCTCCAAGTAAGTCGAGCTACAATCAGCCGGATCATGTTCTTGGCGGAACAGTAAAGGCTACAGATGAGGCCGGCAATACTACCACGGTAGATCAGAGTCATGCTACTCTCGGCGCATCACTTAAACTCCGTGTAAAAGAAAAGACAGCACCGACTATCACGATCACGTCTCCGTCTGCAGGAGCTTATATCACAAATACAACTCCGACTATCGAATTCCAGGTAAAAGATACAGACTCCGGAGTAAATGCAGGAACAATCGCAGTCACAGTTGATGGTACAGTCGTATCGACGGTAACAAAGACTGCTATTGACGGTGGATATAAGTGCACATGCACATCACCGACGTTAAAAGATGGATCACATACGATTTCAGTCAAAGCATCCGACAACGATGGTAATGCAGCTACAGCTAAGACAGCAACATTTACAGTTGATACAGTGCCTCCGACACTGCAGATCACAGCTCCATCAAATAACCTTATAACCAACAAGAAGACAGTAACGGTAAGTGGTAAAACAGATGACGTATCATCTAAGCCAGTTACAGTAACGGTAAATGGAGCAACTGCAACGGTCGGAACAGACGGAACATTTACTAAGGACGTGACTCTTGCTGAGGGTGCAAACACCATCACAATCGTAGCTAAAGACAAAGCCGGAAAGACTACTACAGTCACACGTAAGGTTACTGTCGATACGTCAGCTCCGGTAATTAAGTCAGTGACTCTTACTCCGAATCCAGTAGACTGCGGAAAGACATTCATTATTGCAGTCGAGATTACCGACTAGGCGGTGCGCCTATGGTAGTAAAGGTAAGCGGTAAGATAGATGGAAAAGAAGTAATATTCGAGAGAGATGAAGGGGACCGGTGGAATGCCACGGTCCCTTATGATTTAGATGGAATGTATGTGGTGGAGTTGACGGCAGAAAATGATGCAGGCAATATTGCATACTGCACGAAGATGCTGTTGATCGTTGATCCGGCTACTCTATGCGTAAGACTTGTTCCACTTGATTATATGGTGGAAATTGTTCCGGAAGACTGTAAGGTTACAGTTATTCCGGAAGACTATGCTGTAGAGGCAGTTCCGGAGCAGTATCAAGTTATCGCAGAGCCAGATCCGCTCTTTGTGGAGGTAATTTATCCGATACATGGAAGGGGGTGTTGTTGTGAACAAAATTAGATTTATCCTGGGCGAAGACAAGCACGTTAAGCTATTGGTGCGAAGTCCTAACGATGAGCCATTTACGATTCTGACAGCATCTTATGAGCTGGCACGTTACACAGGCATCGTGGTGCAAGGAGAGTGTGATATCAATGAGCATTATCTTGACTGTAAGATTGCTCCGAAAGAAAAAGGAACACATATATTGGAAGTGACTTATACGGTTGCGGATTCGATCAGGAAAGCAAGGATAGAAGTTGAGGTGGTTTAATGCTTAAAATTACAGATGTGAAATTAAGCAAAAATACGGTTGCGACCGGGGAAAAATTTACGATTTCTGTACAGATCCAGGAAACGGTTGATTATCCGTATGACTATCCATACGATTATCCGATATCTTATACCGGAACAGCGAAGCCGGTAAAATCATAAGAAATTTAATTGAAAGTGAGAAAAAGCGGTGAAAGACATATTGATGCAGACATATATCATTGCGCTTCCAATCTTATTGGGATATATTGTCTGGCTCTTGCAGGAGCAAAAAAAGAAACAGGTGCAGGACGCAAAAGAGCGTGATGAACGGATTGCGGAAGAACGTAAAAAAAGGGATGCAAACAGCGCCGGTACAATGTTACTTCTTAGGGTACAGTTAATTGAATATCACGGAAAATATATGAAGCTTGGTAAGATACCGAGCTATGCTTATGAAAATTTCTGTGAGATGTATGAAGCATATCATCGGCTTGGCGGGAATGGCATGATCACAAAAATGAAACAGGAAATAGAAGAATTACATCTAAAACAAAAAGGAGAGTAACGATTATGAATACGGAAATGTTGATGCAGTATATTACCTACGCACTTGGTGGAATCGGAATTTTAGCATTCCTTGTGAGCGTAGTTGTACAGGTGATAAAGGAAATGCCGGTACTGAAAAAGATTCAGACCAATGTGGTGGCGCTTGGGGTAGCGCTAATCCTGACACCGACGGCAGTGATAGTTCTATGTGTCTATTACAAGATTGTAATTGAATGGTATTATGTATTTGCCTCATTTCTAGCAGCATTTATTGTGTATCTGGTAAGCACCGGAGGCTGGGAACGGATCACAGAAATCTGGAACAGAAGTAAATATAAAGAATAATGGGGCGAGTGATCGCCCTCTTTTTGAAAGGAGAAACATTATGGCAATGAATGGAATTGATATTGCAAGTTATCAGGCAGGAATTGACCTCAGTGTGGTCCCGTGCGATTTTGTGATCGTAAAGGCAACAGAGGGAACAGGCTACGTGAACCCAGATTTCACAAGAGCTTACGCACAGGCTAAGAACGCCGGAAAGTGTCTCGGTATCTACCATTATGCGAATGGTGGAGATTACCAGAAAGAAGCAGATTACTTCCTTGATAGAATCGGAAAACGTGTAGGCGAAGCAATTCTCTGCCTTGACTGGGAGGGGAAGAGCAACCCGGCATTCGGTAGCTCAGATTTTGCATGGTGCAAGAGCTGGCTTGACTATGTATACCAGAAAACAGGCGTAAGACCTCTTTTGTATTGTTCGCAGTCTGTAGCCTATAAATTCAACAATATCGGAAACTATGGACTCTGGATTGCACAGTACGCAGACATGAACGCCACAGGCTATCAGGATAAGCCGTGGAATGAGGGAGCTTATACTTGTGTTATCCGGCAGTATAGCTCTTGTGGTAGATTGAATGGATGGGGCGGTAATCTCGATCTGGATAAATTCTACGGCGACAAGAACGCATGGAACAAGTACGCCGGAAAAGGAAACACAACCAAACCGGCAGAAACACCGAAACCGACAGTGAATACTCCGGGCGGATCCACGCTCGATCTGGTTGTTGGAGTCATGCAGGGCAAGTACGGTGATGGTGACAACCGCAAGAACGCCCTCGGAACACGGTATACGGAAGTGCAGAGCTTCATCGACCATATCTATTCTGCATCCGTAGATACACTGGTGAACGAAGTGAAAGCTGGTAAATATGGTAACGGTGACACAAGAAAGGTTGTTCTCGGTAGTCGTTACACAGAAGTCCAGAACAAGATCAACGTTGCGTTTGCCAGAAAATCAAATGAGCAGATCGCACAGGAAGTTCTTGTCGGTAAATGGGGCAATGGAAACGACAGAAAGAATCGTCTATCAGCTGCCGGATATGACTACAATACGATTCAGAATATCGTGAACGGTAAGTCAGGTGCTTCATCCGCACAGTATTACACCGTGCAGAGCGGAGATACGCTTTCCGGTATTGCAGCTAAATACGGCACGTCCTACCAGAAGGTTGCGCAGCTGAATGGAATCAGCAATCCGAATGTGATCTATGTAGGACAGAAGTTACGAGTAAAATAATAAATATTGTCTTGTACTAACTAAACTACCCCAAAACCAGTAACAAGAGTCAAATTAATTCCTTCATCCGCAAAATACCCATTTTCAATCGCAACGTATTGCGGGGCATAGAAAATAGAATGGGCGACTTCGTTCAGTGTCACAGAGACAGGAGAAGAATTGGTGTCATGATTGGCTTGGGAAGTGACGGTTTCAGTTTTAGGATTCGTAGCATTATCATCGGCAGGTGCAGAGCTGCAGGCTGATAAAAGGCCGACAGTTATAGCAGAAACAAAAAGTAAGGATATAAAATTTTTTTTCATAAGTCCTCCTGGGTGGTATAACATTCTCATTTAAGATATGCAAAAAATGTGAAATTGGTGTTTTTATCTGATAGCCAATCGCTCTCCGCTGAAGATTTTGAAACTCCAGAACAACCTGCAACTAAAAGTCCCTTGTTTTATTATATAATTTATCCGAGTAATATGGCAGATAAATAATAGCAAAAGTATAAGCCATATGTTTCGCTTCGGTTAAGTCATTTGTCCTTTTTTCACCATAATATTTGCTCATAAGTGGCTGACTTCCATCACCTACGCCCTGCAATATCAGGTTGATGATCACCAGTGAAATATTAGGAGTCAGAGCAAGTCCGAAAGGAGCGAGTCCTGCCTTAAAAATTGATTTGCATAGAGAACCGAATTCACCAGCATTTGCACAAATTTCCAGTTTCTTTTTTACCACAAAATGCACAAGAACCGAAAACGGTTTGTTGATTAATTTGTCCCAAGAGAGTAAACTGAAACATAAGACATTTGGGGTGTGTGTATCTGAGAAAAACTGAAAAAGATAAAATAATGGAGGTGCGGCTATGGGATTCTGGATTTTTATGCTTATAATGGATTTACTGATTCCGTTTACAATGATCGGCTTCGGAAAAATGTTTTTGAAAAAAGCACCGGATCAGATCAATTATGTGTTTGGTTACAGAACATCAATGTCAATGAAGAATCAGGACACCTGGGTATTTGCACATCATTATTGCGGAAAGATCTGGTATATCTGTGGACTTATTCTTTTGGTGGTATCTTTAATTGTGTTACTTCTGGTTATTGGAAAGTCTAATGATGCCATAGGAAATGTCGGGGGAATTCTGTGTGTATTTCAGATGATTCCACTGGTGGGTTCGATCATACCGACGGAGATTGCACTCAGGAAAAATTTTGATAAATATGGAAATAAAAGATAAATCAGGAGGATGCCATGAAAATAGCAGTATTTTTCCCAGGCATTGGTTATCATTGTGATAAGCCACTTTTGTACTATGCAAGAAAACTGGTTCAGGAATATGGATATGAAAAGATAGTCATGCAGGAGTATTCCTATAATGGCAAAAATATACGCGGCGATAAAAAGAAAATGCAAGAGGCATTTGAGTGCTTGTATGCGCAGGCAGAAAAGGAGCTTGAAGAAATCGCATTTGACGAGTACAGTGAAGTTTTATTTATTTCCAAAAGCGTAGGAACCATTATTGCATCCGCTTATGCTAAGAAATATAAGATAAAATGCTGCCAGATTTTGTATACCCCGCTTGAACAGACTTTTATGTTTGAACATGATGATGCAATTGCATTTATTGGAACTGCGGATCCGTGGAGCGATGTAAAAAAAGTAATTGAATGTTCAAAGAATCAGGCAGTTCCGATTTATGTGTATGAGGATGCCAATCATTCATTGGAAAAAGAAAATATTTT